AGGAGGGTGACAACTATGAAGGCGAAAGTGTGCTTCGTGCGGCCTACAAGCACTGGTACTACAAAGAGAAGCTTTACCAGATCGACGCGATTGGCCACGAGCGCCAAGGGTTGGGAGTCGTCAAGATCAAGCACCCTACCAACGTGAAGCCTCAGCATCTCGACAATGCTCACGCTCAAGCACGAGCCCTACGAGCGAATGAGGAAGGCTACATCGACGAGCCGCAGGGTTGGGAAGTCGGGTTCATGGACATGAAGGCTGGCACGCTCAAAGAGACCATCCCGTCTATCGAACACCACGACAGGAAAATCTCAGAGACACTACTGGCTGGCTTCATGACTCTTGGAGCCACCTCGGGCAGCGGCTCGCGTGCCGTAGGTGAGACGCAGCTTAAGGTGTTCGAGCAGGTCGTCAAGTCGTTCGCTGACTACATCGCGGATACGATCAACCGCTACGTGATCAAGGAATTGGTGGACCTCAACTACAACGTGACCGAGTACCCAAAGCTGGTTGCGGGTGAGGTGAGCGGTCAGAGTCTGACCGAGCTTGCTACAGCACTCAAGAACCTCATCGATGCCGGTGTGATCAGTCCTACTCCAGAAGACGAAGCCTACCTACGTGGCATCCTGCGCCTACCAGAGCGCCCAAACGACGAGGAACGGGACGAAGACGAGTCGAAGGCCGGCGGGAAGCAGAAGCTCGCTGAGAAGGCGTCTGACGAGCTCGAAGGTGATGACGAGACCAAGAACGCGTCGGTCATGTCTCGTGCAAGGGCGGTGCTCGCCAGTTTGAGGAAGAAGCTCTATGGCAAGTCGAGCAGACCTTCTAAGTAGACACGAGGCGCTGCACGTAGAGATTCGCGCAGCTGAGGACTGGCACGACAGCTACAAGAAGGACCCCGGTGTCTTTCGCGCGCTGGTTGGCCTAGAAGGCTCGCTTCAGACGGCAGTAGCGGAGTACCTGCACGGCCTCTCTCTACGAGCGGTCGAGTTCGTGGATTGGTCCGTACTCAAGGCTTCGGGAGCACCAAACGCTGATGATCCTGTATGGGACGAAGAGCGACGCCTACTCACTGTGGCAGTGCTCCAGATCATCACAGAACTTGTTGCACTGGGCGTCGTCTCCGGCGAGGCCGAGTACGCGATTCCGATTGCGTTCGACACGCTCCAGGACGCCATCATGCAGAGCGCCCGTAAGCAGGTAGCGGGTCTCGTGAGGGGAGCGACGGACACCACACGCAAGCTCATCCGCGAGTCGGTGGCTCAGAGTATCGCACTGGGAGAGGATGCGAACGAGGCAACGGAACGCCTCATGAACATCATCGACAACCCGATACGGGCCGAGACGATCTCTCAGACCGAACCTGTCAATGCCTTTCAGACTGGTTACAACCTCTATGCCAAACAGACCGGAGCTATCTCGAAAGAGTGGGATGGCCTTCCAGGCGCTTGCCAGATATGTACTCCGCTCATCGGAACCACCGTCGGCATAGACGAGAAGTTCGTGCTTCCTAATGGAACCGAGCTAGAGCACCCAGCCGGCCACCCCCGATGTCGCTGCTCAGTGATCTACAACTACCCCGAATAGAAAGCGCCGCCCTGCGAGTAGGCGGCGCTTCTTTCATGTGTGTTTTGTGTCATGGAGAGATGGTGTTTGGTGGAGTCTTTGGGAGGTATGTGTTGAAGGTGCAAGCTGCTCGCATTCAAGCCGTAACCACAATATGCACGTAATCCTCTTGACTTTCAATAGCCCTCACATCATATTCAGGGCTAGATATGGCAAACAACCGATTCATACGACACATCAAGATTGAAGCTGACGAACAGGGCGAGGCTCCTAAGATTCTGCAACTGCTCCACGTCGGAAGCTGGAACACCCCATGGCATGGGGACTTCGAAACGACCGAAGCGGACATCCATGAGTATGTTCAGCACTATAAGGAGGGCGTCGGCCTCCCCGAAGACAACGATGGCAAGATTCAGGTCAACTTCGGCCATCGCTCTTATGACGAAGCCGCTGGCTGGATGTCAAACCTCCGTGCTGAAGAGGTAGACGGCGTTCTCTCCGTCGTCGCAGACGTCGACTGGACAGCCGACGCAGCCGCAGCCATTAAAGCTGGCAAGTGGCGATACATCTCTCCTGAGTTCAACCCACGGGCTCTTCCGTGGGAAGACCCGGAGGAGGAATGGCGCATGGTGGCCAACGTCATTACTGGCGCTGGTCTCACCAATATTCCGCTGTTCAAGAAGCTCAAGAAGGTCGCCGCATCCGAGCGATCGGAGCCATTGGGCAGTAGCAAACAAAGTAAAGAAGGAGAACCTATGACGTTCAAACTCGAAGAAGTACGACAGAAAGAAGCGAGTGCCATCACTGCTGATGAGCGCACGTTCCTTGAGTCAAGAAAGAGCGAACTGACAGCTGATGAGCTGACGAAGTTCGACATCAAGGCTGACGAGACGCCAGCCGACCCAACACCAAGCAAGGTCGAAGGCGACGCAAAGGCCGTCACGATCGACGCATCAGAGCTGGCAAAGCTCCAGGCGGCAGCAGCACAGGGTGTTGAGGCGGCTCAGAAGCTCGCTCAGAAGGAAGCCAGCGACTTTGCCACTGCGCGTATTGCAGCGGGCCAGGTCAAGAGCGGCGACAAGGACAAGCTCGTGAGCATCCTTCTCGCGTCAACCGGTGACGCCCGCACACAGCTTGAAGAGTTCCTAGCCGGCCTACCAGTCAACGCGAGCATCGGTGAAGAACTCGGTAAGGGCGGCAGCGCCGTAGAGGCAAGCGCTCACGAAGAGCTCAACACGAAGGTGGTCGCGCAGATCAACGCGGATGTCGAGGCAGGAAAGGCTCGCCCATCATACGCATCTGTGCGCGCGTCGATCCTCGCGGCTGACGCGGACTTAGCTCAACGAATTAAAGACGAGGAGGACCAGTAATGGCGACATACCAACCAGGTGAACGCGGCAGTTTCGAAGCTGCGGCAGACCTATCAGCAAAGCGATACCACGGCGTGAAGCTTGACGCCAACGGAAAGCTCGTACTGGCATCGGCCGGCACTGACAACATCATCGGCGTGCTCGACAGCGACACCAAGCTCGGGCACACAGCTGACGTAGTGCTCATCAACGGTGCAGGAACATTCAAGGCAAAAGCCGGTGCGGCAATCGCAAAGGACGCCCTCATCACTGCCAACGCGTCCGGTCAAGCGGTCACAGCGGTAGCAGGTGATCGCGCGTTTGGACGCACACTAGCTGCGGTCGCAAGCGGCGAAGTGTTCGAGTACCTGAAAGTAAACGAAAAGGCGTAGGGAGGAACCATGGCCAACACACCTATTTTCATCGACCAGGCGCTTACGAACGTAAGTAACGCTTGGTTCAACCAAGACAGTGACTTCATCGCAGGCCAACTGCTTCCTGAAGTCATCGTCAACAAGACAACATTCAAGGTCGGAAAGTACGGCAAGGACGGTCTCCGCCTTCCATCTAACACACTCCGTACTGGTGAAGCGAAGGCGAAGCGGGTAAACCTAACCCGCGGATACGACGACATCGGTCCACTGCAAGAGCACTCATTGTCTGACTTCATCACGAAGGACGACTACGAGTTGACCGACGATCCATTCGAGCCAGAGTCAGACTCAGTAGAGAACATGAACAGCATCATGGCACTAGTGGATGAAAAGGACGTAGCTACTCAGCTAACCAACACAAGCATCGTGACTCAGAACACGACGCTAAGCGGTACAGACCAGTGGAGCGACTACGACAACTCAGACCCAATCACTGACATCGTTGCTGGTATCGAGACAGGCAAGTTCATCAACTACAACACCATCGCCATGGGTTGGGAAGTGTGGCTCAAACTCTCGCAGCACCCAGTCCTTCTGGATCGCCTCAAGTGGAGCGAACGCGGTGTCGTAACCGAAGAAGCCTTCCTGAGCCTTCTCGCGCCTTATGGCATCAAGAAGCTGCTCATCGGTAAGGCTAAAGAGAACACCGGTAAGGAAGGCCTTGCGGACAGCGTCGCAAGTGTCTGGGGCAAGAACGTGATCCTCGCATACGTAACCGACAAGCCGGGCCGCAAGAAGGTAAACGGTGGTTACAAGTTCCGTCTAAAGAACGGTCGCGAAGTCACTCGTGAAGCGAAGAACAACCCACGGGGCACCGAGCTGGTGAACACCGACTACTACGGTCACTTCATCCTATCTACTGATTGTTTCTACCTAATCAAGAACGCAGTAGCGTAGGAGGCCCACGATGGCACGCAGAGAAGCCGGTTTTAGAGGAGCAAAGCTGGTAGGCGTCGAACTGGACGCCACCAGCGTTCAGGTTGCCGCAGACGCACCTAGTGAGGTGGAGGCGGGAACTCTTCAAGAAGTAATCGCAGATCTAGCAGCCCGAGTCAAGGCTCTAGAGGATGCAGCGTAAGGAGGCATATGCCAAAAGCAACTGTTATTAATACCCTGAAGCACAACGGTGTTGTGTATGAAAAGGGCTCTACCTTTGAAGGTGATAAAGAGCTTATCGACCAACTAACTCGCGATGGCGTGCTGCGTGACAAGAACGCAGTAGCAGAGGGCGACGAGGTGGACGCGCAAGTCTTGATTGCCAACGCTATAGCAGAGGCAGAGAAGATAGTAGCCGACGCGAAAGCTAAGGCTGAGGAAATTTCAAACTCAGCTAAGGCGGACGCTGAAAACATCAAGAAAGCCGCTACTGAAGCTGGGGAGAAGGCTGTAGCCGACGCGAAAGCTAAGGCTGAGGCTGACACCAAGAAGTAGTTCCTGCAACGGAAATGTAGAGCACTCCAATTGGGGTGCTCTTTACTTTTGCGCTCCATGCGTTCATATTCATGGGCAGATGAGCACCACCCTACGAATCGACTCATTCGCTGACATCAACATCGTGGAACGCGGTGTGCTTGCGAATGACGCTGAGGTTGGGGCTAGCACGTTGAATCTAGTTGGAACAGACGGATTCTTCGACGGATACACAATCTACATAGGCCAGCTATCGTCTGAGGGCATCGAGAAAGCCGTCATAGCGTCCGTTCCTAACGAGAACGAACTCACACTCGTCTCAGCTCTCAAAATGGCTCACGCGCGCTCTGGCGCTGTCACAGCCGTGCTTGGCGACCGCATCAAGATCTACCGCGCGCCGAACGTAGACGGCACGGCGCCGGCTGAGGATGCCTTCACGCTCTTAGCCACACGGACTATCGACGCAGACCAGCCATCGACCTACTACAGGGACGAGGACGGCTCTAGCGCCTACTGGTATGCCTTCAGCTACTTCAACGTGGACACGACAGCTGAGACGGACCGATCAGAGCCCGTACGGGGTGACGACTTCGAGCTCTACGCCTCATTGACGGCGATCCGCAAGGAAGCGGGCTTCGCCAACGCGTACAACCTCGCGGACAGCTACGTCGACGAAGCTCGCAGGCAAGCGCAGAGCGAAATCAACAGCGCTCTGGCATCCAAATACACCGTGCCTTTCAGTCCCGTGCCTGAGGTGATTAGAACGCTCACCATCCAGCTCGCCGCGGCGATCCTCAAGTACAACGCCGGCATCGGAAGCATGAAGAGCCTCACAGAGCTGCGCGACCAGCTGACCGCCCTTGCGGAGGGTAACGGCTCGATTACTGGCGAGGATGGCACCGACTTGACCACCGACGAAGGCGTCACTGGATACTTCGGCGATGAACCGCGCATGTTTAGCGTGAGCCAGAGGTTCTAATGAGCGACATCCAAGTAACTGTCACAGGAGACAAGGAGCTCGTTCGTAAGCTCAACGGCTTC